CCTTAATAATAATGGGCTCGCTAATTAAAGTTGTGACTCCTTATATAAAACCTGGCTCTCGCCAGTAAAAATCAGTTATCACTTCTGATAAGGCGAGGCCAGTTTTCGCATCGTAAGATGCACCCATACGGCCACAGTATGGTAACTCCAAGAGCTATGAATTTAGGGCGAGTTTATTCTCGTTCCCGATGACCCTGGGAGGGGATGCGACTTTACGCCGCTGGTGGAGTTGTCTCGAAGAAGAGACCTGGCATCCCTGTAAAGAAATACACTTGGAAATCTTCCCCGGCGGCGCACCACGAGTGGAGCCAGCCGGTTGACTCGCCACCGAACATGTACGAAAAGTCAAAAGCATCACTATGCCAATTGTCGTCGATCATATAATTTTCACGTTTTCCAGGCGTGAATCTTTCTCTACTGTAATATGGAACCTCGAATTCCGCAGCATTGTTCACATAGCCATTGAAGAGTAGTGAACCATTGCCCCCTGACATTGGCGCATAAGGGTTTGGATAGCCATCGACTGGGTCGAGACTTTGGGCAGAGAGTGCTCTATTGCTATCAAGTGAAAATGAACCGCCACTATAGGACACGTTCTGATACAGTGATGCTTGCGCATCATCTGTGAAACGCTGCACCTCTAGTATGGGTCGAGCACTTTCATAGAGAGCATACGGCACAAATTTCCAGCGGATACTCCCACGCCATCCCTGGAACATCATAGTCACCCAGTGTAACATCACTGTGTTGCAGTAATTGTAATTGTCCCCAACTGCTGTAGTGTCGACTGCACCTGCTACATATCCTCGTAAATAAGGGAAAGCAGGTCGACGACCTCTGTGTATGCTCAATGGTATTGTTGGGTAATTAACTGAGTTAACATTTGTGAGCAAGGCATGATGATTGTAACGTTTAATCATCTGCCTGAAAGATGTTATTGATTCCCCTGTGAATACTAAGTTAAGATCAGGACTATGAATCTCGTCTTTACCTATCGTGGTTGATCCTGACTGCTGTGGTTTATCTTCCTCCATAAGCTTGTGCTCTGTTGGGTCTACCACCTCACCACTCTGTGGGGATAATCGATCCCACACGCACTGTTGGAATCTATTATCTGGAACAAACACTTCAAAATCATCTCCCATTGAAACGAAGACGTTGACCTGAATGTCATTGTCCGCGATCGAGTTTGGTGTTGTCAATTCATTGATGACATAGACTCCAAGGACTCCATTGCCTAGTCCTTTTGACGTAAATTCATTCAGTCCATCATAGATGGTTGTTGCTGTTGCTATTCCCGGCATCACATGCTCCATCAGAGTTGTAGTTTGGGCAGGGCCAATTTCAACAGTAAAATCCTGTTTTTCCGAAATATCGACTACATGAACATAGTTCGTGTTGTACGTTGATGCTGATGAGTCAATGTAATTTGGGTCATAGACAATTTTAATTCTCCCTTTATGGTATGCTGAGCAAACAAATTGAAACCTAACTTTCATGGAACCTGTCCAGTACTTGAAAGGCGTTGCTGCTGCAGCGCTTGCAGTGAGAAAATACTCTGATGGTGATCCGGGTTCAACTGAGAACATACAAGGGTCTACCCTCATGTTGAATAGAAAGCTTTCTGGAGCATCGGCTTGTGCCCATGTGAATTGAGTGACAAAAGATTCTCTTTTGGCTATCTCTTTGATGTTCATAGGGTCAGCGCTTGATATTCCAGAAATTCGTGGATCTATGGTTAACTCCTGTTTGTCATCTACCGTCATTTTACGTGATCCATCGGGGACAGTTGTCACCGCTAAATCACTAATTGATAATGGTTTATAAGGCTCAGGGTCTTTGGTGAGAGATGGTCTACTATAACCAAATGATCTGGCTAAACCTGCTACAGCTGTAGCAGCTGTTGATGTAGCCATCGCGAATGGGGCAATTTCTGGTATCGTAGCCAATGCGCGTGCTGCTTTGGCAACGGCAGTGGCTGGTGTTGAAATTGTACCTGTTTTATTCGCTTCGTCAATCTCTCCTGACTGAGGTGTCATACCCAGAGCATCTTGCGATGTAAGCTGGGTTAACTCAATGTCTTCGAACCATGCAAAACATGATATAGTGACATTGTCAGAGGCTCCGTTGGCATGTTTCAGCGAGGCGAAGCTCCTAAGAGTCAGTTGTCCTAAACCAAGGAAGTCACCATCAGGAAGAGAGGCATAATTCCTATACCAGAAGAATGGTAAGGCTAGTTCTCCCCCTGTTGATTGTGTTGGATTCAAGAATACATGAGGTTGCTGTGATTCTTGAGTCATTTCGGCAGGAACAGTCGAGCGATGTTGTGTTATGTCATCGCGTGTGTGAAGAGGTAAATATGATACGAGAACGCGTCCAAAGTGAAAGCTATTCCCATTGATCACAAATTTAACTCTTAAACGACCCCTAAACATATTGTAATTAGAAATTCTATTTACTACTCGGGGGTTTTGAATGAACAATTGCCAAGGATTAAGGGTGTCGAATAATGTTGTTCCGATACCCCAGGTCCTTTCATAAATTTTGACAGGGCGAGAAAAGAATTCGCCCAAACGTATATCACCCGTATCCTGCATAGATCTTGTTGGATCAACAGCTGGTTTAACGTTATATGTATAACAGTCATCTTTGTTGGCAAAAGATACGTTTTGTTCTTTTGACGTACAATTCATTTTCATGAGATTGACATCAGAGGTCTCTCCGCTTTGTGGAGTGAACCCAGTGTACGAACGTTCTAAGCATTCGCACTGTACATCGCGTTGCCCACACGATGAACAATGTTCTGAGAAAATTATATCTGAATTCTCTAAAGAATTCTTGATATTGAGGACTCTCAAGTGGGCTTTCAGTCGTGCTTCCTCTGTAATAGCCGTATATTGGTCCTCTAATACACGACTTTGCACTTTTAACGAGCAATGAGTTTTGAGATACTCTCTTGCTTGATGAGCTCGATTCATCAAACTAATATCTGTTAAATTATTATATTCAGTAAGCTGCTGTTCGATTATACTGGATCGCGCTCAGAATCCAGAATCGGGAAATTTTGTTGCATGATAAGTGCTCCGTGAATACGGATTTATCTTAACACCAAAAGCCTTTCTTGTTAGTGGCATTTTTCCTTTTCCACTAATTACAATATGGTATCCAAATGATGTCAAATGTTTTGCTTTGCACCGCAACCAGACATTAAACTGGTCTTGTCGTTTTATAGTGATCGACAAAGGTCACATAATTTACATTAATTTACAAAAATATACATAACAAATATTGACGTATTTATGATTCGTATTTCGCCTTCCAAAGCTCTACACGATCATCAAAAGTTACGTCCAACTCTCTGCAAAGACTTGAAATGGGAATACCATTTACAATCTCCTTTGCTACAACTTTCATCTCCGCTCTTCGACTTTCGTAGACTTCTCTACCATGAGCAAACCACTCTCGCAAAGCTCCATCTACATTTGTGGCACAAGCCAGCTCTTTTGATAGAGCAGGACTTTTGCCTCGCATATAGCA